ACGAGAGTAGCGAGATTGTTCAATACCTTTGGGTAGAGTTATCTCTAGCTGTAGACGAGGCTTATATAGAGATAGTGTGGCAAGGTCAAACCACTACGTTAAACCTAACAGACGAGTGTAAATATACCCCCTTAGACGTATTTTTTCAAAACAAAGACGGCGCATTGCAGACGTTTACGTTCTTTAAAAAGCAAGAGGAGACTATAGACGTAACGGATAGCAGCTTTGAGACTAACAGAGGGCAGGCGTCGGACGGATTCCATCAATTTGTAAGGTACGGCGTTCAAGGTCGCACTACATTAATGGCGGAGACGGGGTGGCTTGACGAGGATATGAACGAAGTACTCAAGCAAATACTATTAACAGAACGAATCTGGAGCTATAATGGTACAACTTACACGCCTTTAAACATAAAAAAGACCTCGCAGAAATTCAAGACAAGGCAAAACGATAGGTTAATTAACTATACTATGACTTTCGAAATGAGTTACAACGAAATAAACAATATATAAAATGGTTAATCTATTTATTAACGGCGAATTACTAGACCAATACGCAGACGAGAGCGTGGATATTGTAAGCTCTGTTTTAGATGTGAGCGATATTACTAAAAATACAGGCGATTACTCTAAGAGTTTTACCGTTCCAGCTAGTAAAAATAATAATCGATTGTTTAAACATTGGTATAATGCGTCTATAGATAACGGATTTGATGCTAGGAGTAAAGTAGAGGGCAGTATTGATATTGACGGCGTACCTTTCAAGCTTGGAAAGTGGCGTTTAAATAAGTGTAATATAGTAAAGGGTAGACTTGAGAGCTATACAATTAATTTCTTTGGTAATCTGCCTAACATATCGGATACAATAGGCGAGGATATGCTGAGCGACTTAGCCTTTCCTAAGTTAGACCACGAATGGACGAGCGACAACGTAATTGACGGACTAGAGGGGAATCTATTAGACGGCGACATCGTTTATACTTTAATGGCTAACAAGCGTTATTTTTATAACAGCCATTCGGGAGCGCATGACGTAGACGCTACGACTATAAACATAGCAAATGGAGCGAGTACTTCACACGCTACGGGCGTAGTGTGGAGCGACCTAAGACCTAGCGTAAAGCTATCAAAAATAATCGACGCAATAGAGACAAGATACAACTCGTTTATATATGATAACCCTATAGTATTCTCTAGGGATTTCTTTAGTACTACAGAGTTTGAGAAACAATATCTTTGGCTCAAGGCAGACGATAGGGTGGCGATAGGTGGCGGCGAGGATATAGTAGACTTTACTACAGGCTCTGGAACTTATATAAATTTAGGTACTAATATTGGTACTTTTGTAACTATACAATCTGGAGTAAATATAACAAGATTTGCTTTTAATAATGTCATAACCCCTGCGTCTGGTTACGAAGATGTACCCTATACTTTTATAGTTAGAAACGCAGATACAAATGAGGACGTTTACGCTTGGGATTCTGAGCAATGGGCGAACGGAGACGGTGTTGTTTCGATAGGTACTAACTTGTTTTCTCCGAGTGGTACGACTACTTTTAGATTCACTTGGCACGTAAAGAGCAATTCTAAAATAGAGTTTTCGTCTGCTATTGGTATAGTTAAAATAACTGCGGCAGGCAGTTCGCCTAGCGACATAAGTACTGGCTCACAAACTCTAGTTAATGAGGTAGTTATAGGCGACGAGATGCCAGAATTAAAAATCGTTGACTTTCTTAAGGGCATTTTTAATATGTTTAAGCTCGTAGCAATTCCAAAAGACGACGGCAGTATCTACGTTAACACTTTGGATTCCTACTACGCTCAAGGGCAAAGATACGACGCAACTAAATATATAGATTTTGCAAAGTTTGACGTAGACAGAGGCGAGCTTTTAAAACGTATTGCTTTCGAGTTTGAGGAGCCGAGTACTATAATGAATATGGAGTTTAAAAAACAGGCGGCGGACGGGCAAGGTTATGGAGCATCGCTTGTAAATGTATACGAGAGCTTAACGCCAAAGAAACTAATCGACGGCGGTACTCTAGAGGTAAAGCTACCATTTGAACAAATATACTTTGAGAAATTAACCGACCAAAACACCGCAGTTACAGAGTCAAATACAAATATACAAACAGGCGTAATACTAGACGATAATTTAAACCAAGTTGTACCTAAAGCTGTATTGCATTACGTATCGAAACAAGATATTTCAGCAACGCCTATAAGATTTGTTAACGACTTAGCCGCGGACGTAGTTTTAAATACGGAGTTAATTATACCAATACATCATTTTGGAGTTGAAAGTCCTGTTTATGCAAATCTATTCGAGGCAGAGTTTAGCAACTTTACGGGAGAGAGCTTAGTCAATAATTTATATAGTATACATTACAAGGATTATGTAACGGCAATCTTTGAGCTAAAGAGGCGAACGTTTATGTATACCGCAAACTTGCCAATACAGATAGTTACAAGGCTCGAGCTAAACGATGTTATCGCAATCGGAGAAATAGACTACAGAATAAATAAGTACTCTTATAACCTCTTAAACGGATTAACAAAGTTAGAGCTAATAAACGGCTTTGACACTACTCTACAAAATAGAGTATACATTCCGTCTATTATTAATATTGAAAGGTGGGCAACGGATATGGCTTTTAACGTGGAATTTATAGAAAGCTATACGGTTACTAAAATTGCAGACGGTAGCGGTACGTCTTGGATAACTACGGGCGTAGAGGGAACGGCTGACAACCTAGCGACTATATCCGTAGACGAGTGGGCGACGCCGTCTGGAACTCGTAGCATGATAATACGATACGTAAAGGATTCAATAACAACAGATATAACAATAGTACAAAATGAGTAATCACATTACAGAGGTAATCGATATACTAAGACGAGGAGAGTTTTACGGCGCAGGGGATTATACCGAAATCGCAAAAGGTAAAAACGAGATGGTCACAACTTGGAGAGGATTAAAACAAAAAGTAAAACGAATTATAAAAGCTAAAAGATAATGAAAGAGGTAAAAGTAAAATTAACGCTAGACGATAAGGACGCAAAGAAAGGGTTAAAAGATTTAAACAAACAAGTCGACAAAACCGCTAAGTCTACGAAAAAATCTGGCGAGGCTTTGTCTGGAGGATTTGCAGGATTAAAAGGCGCAATAGGAGGAGCTATACCAATGCTTGGAAGATTGCAAGCCGCTTTTGCCTCGTCTGGAATAGGTGCGATAGTTATAGCGGTTGGCGCTTTAGTAGGTTTATTTACGTCTGCGGTAACAACGGGCGCAAAGTTTGCGAAGTCTTTTAGTACATTGCAGGCGGTTACAGGTAAAACTGCCGACGAGTTAAGCTCGTTAAATAAACAAGCTAAAGAGTTAGGAGCTACAACACAATTTACAGCAATACAAGTTGTTTCTTTACAGACCGAATTAGCAAAATTAGGTTTTACTGTTAAAGATATTGAGAACTCTACGCCGTCGATATTAGATTTAGCTGCGTCTTTAGAGGTAGACCTAGCTAGCGCTGCGGAGCTTGCAGGCTCTGTAGTGCGTTCCTTTGGTTTAACTACGGAGGATACTCAAAAAGTAGTTGACGTAATGGCAAAAAGTACCTCGACGTCTGCATTAAATTTTGAGGCTTTAAGAGAAAGTTTAAAGGTTGTTGCGCCTGCGGCTAGAGCTACAGGTGTAAGTATAGAAAAAACTGCGGCTCTTTTAGGAGTTTTAGCAAACAACGGACTAAAAGGAAGTGTAGCGGGAACGGGATTATCAAAGACTTTTATAGAGCTTAACAAAAAAGGAATTACTCTACAGGAGGCGATGGACAAAGTAAGTGGCTCATCGAATAAACTTAATACAGCTATTGAGCTTGTGGGAGTTGTAGGCGCTAAGTCTTTTTTAAGTCTTGCAGAGGGCGGAGACCAAATAGCAGAGTTAGAGGAGCAGTTTGAAAATGCCGCAGGAGCTGCAAAAGAAATGGCAGAGGTTAGGCTTGACAACTTAACAGGAGATACAACAAAACTAGGCTCGGCTTGGGAGGGGTTTCTTTTGTCTATAGAGGACGGCTCGAATATAATAAATAACTTAGTTAGAGGATTTATTCAAGCAGGTACAGCCGTTTTATCTTTCTTAACGCCAACAAAGGATTTAGCAGATGCTTTAAGAGATGAACAAACAGAGTTGTTTTTGTTAGAGTCTCAGCTACTAGATACTAACACAAGCGAGCGAGAAAGAGTAAAAATAATAAAAGGGTTACAAGATAAATACCCAGATTTCTTAAAAAATATATCTGCGGAAAAAGTAACTAATCAGCAGTTAAAGACAGCGTTAAAAGGTGTTAACGAGCAATTAATACAAAAGATTTTAATATCTTCACAAGAGGAGGAACTTGCAGAAAAGTTAAAAAAGGCAGGCGAGGACGCTCAAGAGGTAGGGGAAAGAACTTTATCTTTAAGAGAGCAAATAGCTAGGAATAACAGAAAGTTTAATTTAGAGGCAATTGAGGGAACTTTAGAAGAGCAAGCCGCCGAGCAAAAAAGACAGCTTTTAGAAAAGCAAGGAGTTACTAGTACAATAGAATTACAGGGTAGTATTAAAGACGGGTATACAGCTCAAGCTCAAGCAGCTATAGACCTAGAGAAAGGCGTAAAAAAGTTAAACGGTAGTCAAGAGGATTATAACGAGTCTTTAGAAGTAGTAAACAAAACTACTCAAAGAAATAAAGAAATATTAGCTGAGTTAGGGATAGTTTTAGACGATACAAACGACTCAATAGATGAGACAGTAGAAGCAACAACAAACCTAACAGACGAATCAAAATCTTTAATTGCTATACAAGAGGCACTTTTAGAAAACGCAAAATTATTGCCAGAAACTACAGAGGCGGAGTTAATAGCTAAAAATAAACTTATAGCTAAAATTGACGAAGAAATTAAAAAGTTAAAAGAGTTAGGGGTAGAAAAAAGCGATAAAAAAGAAGAAACGCCAGAGCAAAAAGCCAAAAGAATAGCAGCGGAGGAAAAAAAATTACAAGAATTTACAGCAAACACTAAAAAAGAGGCTAGAGACCTAGAGAGACAAAACTTAAAACTTGAGTTTGAGGAGTTGCTTTTGCAAGTCGGCGAAGATAATGCCAAAATAGAAGAATTAGAAAAATCACATAAAGAAAGGTTAGCAGCTTTAAATAAAAAGTTTACAGACGAGGACGCAGTAGAAACTGCAAAAACCGACAAAACAAAAGAAGAGCAAGCTCAAGCTGTAGCAGACGCAGAGGTAGGTATACAAATTGCAAAATTTGACGCTATAGGAAAGGCGTTTAGTATTTTAGGAGATTTAGCAAATGAAAATAAAGCTCTTCAAGCAGCATCTCTTATTGGAGAGTCCGCAGTTGGTATATCTAAAATGGTTATAGGAAAAACAACCGCAGATTTAGCAGATACAGCTTACGCGTCAAGTTTAGGACCAGCAGGAGCTGCATATTTAACAGCTAAAAAGTTAACGAATAAGATTAATCTAGGTATAGGTATAGCGTCAAACGTAGCAGCAACAGCTAAAGGACTAGCGGCTTTAGGTAAAGGCGGAGCGCCTCAAGGCGGAGACGAGGGCGCAGAGGGCGGAGCAGAGGCTCCAGCGTTTAATCTAGTAGAGGGTAGCGAGAGCAACGCAATACAGCAAAGTATACAAGGGCAAGAGAGCGCCGTCAAGGCATACGTCGTAAGTGGAGAGGTTACAACAGCTCAAAGCGCAGACCGCAACATAGTAGAGGGTAGCGGATTTTAGAAATAGTGAAACAATAAAGGAATTTTTTCGTTAATATAATATAAAACTATGAAGAGATACGAGGGCAAATACAATAAAAAGAGCAAAGGAGTCTTTGCTATAAGTTTGGTTAACGCGCCTGCGACAGAGGAAACGTTTATCGCAATGGCTAAACAAGAGAAGATTGTAAAGTTTGCGAAAGTAGACGAAGAGCAGCGTATTTTAATGGGCTTAGTTTTACAGCCCGACCAATTAATCTACAGAGTAGACGAGGACGGTAACGAGTTTGAAATGTTTTTTAGCGCTGAAACTATAAAAGATTTTTCACAGAACTTTTTTCAGTCTGGATTCCAACTAAACTCTAAGCTAGAACATGACGAGCCTATCGAGGGCGTTACGTTTGTAGAGTCGTGGCTAGTAGAAAATCCCAAAGTAGATAAGTCCGCAGCATTTGGATTAGAATATCCCAAAGGCTCTTGGCTTGTTTCTATGAAAGTAGACAACGACGACATTTGGAATAACTATATCAAAACGGGCGAATTAAAGGGTTTCTCTATCGATGGAATGGTAGAGCTTGAGGAAGTAAATTTTAAATCAAATATACAAATGAGTAAAAGTAACAAGAATATCCTTGCCTTGCTAAAACAGATAGTATCTGGAGCAGAGCAGGAGGTAGAGGTAACTCTAGGAAGTGTAAAATCTGGCGAGCTAGATATCCAATTCGACGGCGAAACTTTAGAGGTTGGAACGGCTGTATTTTTAATTGCAGACGAAAGCGAGAAAGTATCTCTAGCCGACGGAACGTATAAAATCGACGAGGGCGGCGAGATTGTTGTAAAAGACGGACTAGTAGAGTCTATGTCTGAGGCTGAGGCTGAGGAGGAAGTAGCTCCAGAGGCTGAGGAAGTAGTAGAGGCTGAGCTTGAGGAAGATGGCGAAGTAATCGAGGAAGTAAACGCAGACGAGGAGTCTATGAAAGTAATAAAAGAGATTTTAGACGATATGTTTAAGGCTTACGCTGAGAGTATGGAAATTAAAATGAGCGCTTTAGATGCTAAACTAGAAACTTTAACGTCTGAAAACGTAGAGCTTAAGGAGCAGGTTGTAACACTTTCGGCGCAGCCGTCTGTAGAGCCTGTTAGCTCACAACCAAAACAAGTAACTTTAACAAAGCAAGGACGTATCCTTGAGGCTATTAAACTAGCAAACCAAAACAAGTAAATTAATTAATTTAAAATAGATAAAGAAATGGCAATTACATCAAATTACGCAGGGCAGGCAGCAGTAGATATTATGCTACAGGCTATCAAGGAAGAGGATACTCTTAGACTTGGACTAATTAACGTTGTACCAGACGTAGGGTACAAACTAAACTTGAGAAACTTAGACGTTACTCTTGGAGTAGTAGACTACGCTTGTGGTACTACCGCAGCAACAGACGCTGTAGCTTACTCTGAGAAAGTACTAACACTTTCAAAGTTTAAAAATGAATTTACAATCTGTAAAGAAGATTTCCGCCCAACATGGAGCGGCGAGTCTATGGGTGCGTCGGCTTTTAACGACCAAACGCCTCAAGAGATTGCAGACGCTATCGTAGCAGATACAGCAGGAAAACTAGCTGAGTGGTTTGAAAACCAAATCTGGAACGGCTCTGGAGCAGCAGGACAAATGAGCGGATTAATCACGCAGTTTGCAGCAGACGGAGACGTTATAAAAGCAAACAACGGGATTACAGCAATCGGAGCGGCTATCTCTACGACTAACGTACTAGCAGCATTCGACGCAGCAACAGGAGCTTTACCTTACGCACTAAGACGTAAGTCAGTAAACTTTATCGTATCTCCAGACGTTGCAGATGCTTACACAAAGTTACTTATCCAAAACGGAGCAGCTAACGGATTAGGTGGAGACGCTAACACAGGATTAGTATACGGACGTTACAACGTGCAGGTTGTGAACGGATTACCAGATAATACAATCGTATTATTCGAGAAGTCTAATATCACTATGGGTACAGGATTAGCGTCAGACGCGACCTCTATTAGAGTGAAAGACCTTGACGAAGTAGATTTAAGCGGAAACGTTTTATACAAGTCTGTATTCGGTGGCGCTGTAGGATATTCTTACGGAGCAGAGATAGTTTGGTTACTTACAACAACAGCCTAAATACTAGGGGGGTGTAAAAACCCCCTTTTTTTAAAACATTATATAACAGTTAGACTATAATCTAACTACCTAAAAATCAATAACTTATGGCATGTTTATTAACATCTGGAAGAGCTAAAGTGTGTAAGGACGGGCTTGGCGGTCAGTCTACACTATACCTCTTTGACAGCCTGCCCGATGCTTTTACCGTTTCAAACGGAGAGGCTACGGCAATGAATGTATTATTAACTGCGGCGTTTGCTTATCCTTTAGAGGGAGACGGCAATACACTAGAGCAGTCAATGGTAGGAGACAGAAATACAAGCAGCAGAGTGAATACTCAAACGCTTACAACCGTTTTAAAATCTATGGACGCTGCGACAAACGCAGAGTTTAATCTATTAGTGGCAGGGTATCCGTCGGCGGTAGTAGTGGACAGAAACGGCAACTATATAGCTTTAGGACTTGACGACGGTATCGACTTTACAGTCGTAGCATCGACAGGTGGAGCTAAAACAGACGGAAATATGTACACCTTAACAGGAATCGCAACAACTAAAGATTTGGCGCCTTTCTTAGATTCGGCAACACAAAGCTCGTTTTTAGCGGTAGTATCTTAATTTAGTTTTATTCTCTTAAAGAGCCTTGCATTGATTTGTGAGGCTTTTTTTTTGCTTAATAGAAACAAAAAGAGACTTTTTTCGTTTTAATTATATACAAGTTTGTTTTATGATAGTAAACCCTAATTTAACGACTCACACAATAAAGCTAGTACCTAGATTTTCAACGTCTAATGTATTAACGCTTACAGTTACGGATAGTACTTTAGGAACGTCTACAGATTTAACAACAACTTACACAACGGGCGGCGATTATAAGCTTGCTCTTACGTTTGACTATACGTTTACAGCCGAAAGTAGCTACCAGTTAAAATTAACCGACGACGTAACTAACGAGATAGTTTATAGAGGTCTAGTTTTAGCAACTACTCAAAACTCACAAACATATAAACTAACGGAAAACCTATACAGATGGTAATATTATGAGCGATATAAAACTAATAACACTCACGAACTACGTTAGACCGCCATTAATGGAGGATAAGTCTAGGGATTGGGTAATGAACGGCAAATTAAACCAATACTATAACTACATTATAGACAGGAATAACGGCTCGCCTACAAATGCGAGTATAAACGAGTCCTATACTACCCTAATATATGGTAAAGGACTACGTACATCGAGCGGAGCTTTAGGCGCTGAGGGTTGGGGTAGACTACAAACGATATTAAGACCTAGAGAACTGCGTAAAATGGTGCGAGACTTTCAAGTTTTCGGCGAGTTTTCTTTTGAAATAATAGAAAGCAAGGGCGGAGAGTTACATTCTTTAACTCACGTACCTAAAGAGATGTTAATTCCTGCGATTGCAAACGAAAAAAACGAAATCGAGAAGTATTGGTTTTCTAGAAATTGGCAGAAATATACCGATATAGATTACACCCCTATCTCATTCCCTGCGTTTGGAGCGCAAAAAGGTAACTCGATGTTTGTAGCTAGACCTTATACCGTAGGTAACGAGTACTTTGGTAGTCCAGACTATAGCTCTGGGCTTGTATATGCTGAAATCGAAGAGGAGCTATCGAATATGTATATCTCGTCTATTAAAAACGGATTAAGCGCAGGCTATATTATCAATATACCAAACGGAACTAATTACACTCCAGAGGAGAAAGAGGAATTCGAGAGACAGGTTAAAAAGAAACTTACAAGCTCAAGCAATGCGTCGAATTTTATTATCAGTTTTAACGACCAAGAGGTAGCAATAGACGTAACGCCGTTTCCTGTTAATAGTAGCGTGCATAAGCAATGGAGCGAACTTACAGAGCAAGCTAAAACGCAGTTAATGACTGCGCACAGAGTAATTAGTCCAAGTCTTGTAGGTTTATCGTCTGCGAGTGGTTTTAGCTCTGTAGCCGACGAAATGGATATGAGCGAGCGCCAAACTATTAAGCGAGTAATAAAGCCAAAGCAAGATTTTGTTATCGAGTCTTTAGAGGAGGTTTTAGTGCATTACGGGATTAACCTAGATTTATACTTTGCACCTTTAACAGAGGAGAAAATAGAGGTAAAAGAGGAAACCGCAGAGTTAAGCTCTCACGTATGCATGAGCGACGGAGCGCCTACAGAGTTAGCAGATAGTTTAATAGAGTTAGGCGAAACCCTAGACGCCTCAGAGTGGACGATGCTAAGTAGTGCGGAGGTAGATTACGATACAGACGGCGATTTGTACGATTTGGTAGAGTTTGCAACGTCTACAGGAACGGCTAGACCTAACTCAAAGAGTGCGCAGGATAGCAAAGAGATAGCTATACGATACAGATACGTAGGAAACCCAAATCCACAGAGAGCATTTTGTAAAAAAATGATGCAAGCTAATAAGCTATATCGCAAAGAGGATATTTTGCAAATGAATAAGGCAGGAATAAACGACGGATTTGGACTAGGCGGTACAAATAACTATAGTATCTGGTTATATAAAGGCGGAGGTAAAATGTCGGATAACTTTCCGCAGGGAACTTGTCGCCACAAATGGCAAAGAGAGATATACCTAAAGAAAGGTAGTAGCTTAGACGTTAACTCGCCTCTAGCTAAAACTATTAGTACCTCAGAGGCACGCAGAAAGGGATACAAAGTACCTACAAATGAGAATATAGTATCTATTAAACCTCATAACGCATAAGATATGGCACAATTTCTATTTATATCCCCGACAGAGATAAAACAATCTACCGTAGTAGGCGGAGGAGTGGACGACGACAAGTTTGTGTTTGTGATTTCAGACGTAATGAATACTACAATACTCCCGTTATTAGGACAGGAACTTTACGACGTAATACTAGCAGGCGCAGACGCAGGTAATTTAACAGGATTATACCTTGAATTATATACTAAATATGTGCAACCGATAACCAAATACCAAACGGTAGCAAATTTCGTACTAATTAGTAACTATATGGTAGCAAATGGAGGCTCTGTTTCGCATACCTCAGATAACGCTCAGTTAATGACTGCGGAGGAGTTGACTAGATTGTCGAATACTTACGCAGGAATGGCAGATACGTTTATAGATAGGTTTGAGGATTGGATAATATTAAACCATTTAGACGAATATAAGACAACGCAGGACGGCGTAGACGCATCGAAACACGTATCCAATCGGAGCGGTTGGTATTTTGGTAATCCGTCTAATAGAATACAAAACCCGTATCCACAGAGTCCAGACGATATAATCTCTTATTAGTAATATATGGCAATTTGTAGCATACAACGCGGATATAATGAATCCTGCAAAGACTTTCAAGGCGGCATCGACAAGCTGTATCTATTCCCTTACGTAAAGTATGGGGTTAGCGATGTTTTGTTTGGAGGTTTTTCTAAAGGACGAAATCCAGACGCTCAAGATATTACTCAGTTTCCACAAACTACGATATATGAGTACGAGGCTGTAAATATTAGCTACTCGGAAAACGCAAGCGTAACAGGTGGCGGCGTAGAGTGGTCTCAAGACTTGAGCTTTACAATACCTCGTAGTTTTGTAGATTTGAACGTTTACAAGTTAATGAGGCAAGACTATTGCGCTATCATTTTAGACCGTAACGGGAACTATAGAATTATAGGACTATGGAACGGCGGCGAGGTTACAATAAGCGCAGGAACGGGAGGCGAAAAAAGCGCCATGAATGGCTCTACGGTAACCCTAAAAGCTAGAGAGGATAATCAAGCGTATTTTTTAAGTAACTTTAATACAGATTTTACTATATTTAATAACGACAGTACTAACTTTTTAGAGTTTTTTGTGAATACCGATATTATAGCGACCTCAGACTTTTTTAATATCACAACGGGCGCAGGAACTTTCCTATATGATGTAACTACAGACGAGGGATATAGCGCTACAGGATTAACGGGCGACCATTTAATTACGTTTCCGAGTGGCTCTGGCATACACAAAGTAAGTATTTCGGGTGTATTCCCTGCGTTTGATTTTACAGGTAATGCGGATATACTTAAAATAACGGAGTTATCAAATTTTGGTATATACGGACTAGGCTCTACGAGTCAAGAGGACGCTTTTAGCGGTTGCACAAATTTAACTATAAGCGCAACAGACGGAGGGAACTTTTCAAACGTTGTTAATTTCGAGCAAGCCTTTGACGAGTGCGAGGCTTTAACAAGTTTCCCTTTAATTGATACAAGCAAAGGCGAGGATTTCGATAGCACGTGGCAAGACTGCGCAGTTTTAACGGAGTTTCCTTTGTTAGATTTTAGTAGCGGTACATCTTTTATTTCAACGTGGCAAGGTTGTCTTTTACTAAAGACTTTCCCGTCTAACGCTTTTGATAATTGCACAGCAACAAATTTCACGCAGGCTTTTAGAAATACAGGATTGAATACACAATCAATAGATAACATACTCCAAAGCCTAGACGTCGCAGGACAGATTAACGGAACTTTTGACCAAACGGGAGGGCAAGCTCCTAGCTCTGTAGGACTAGCAGCAAAGGCAAGCCTAGAGGCTAAAGGGTGGACAATATCAGTAACAACTTAATAAATATATAAAAAATGAAAATTTACGTCGATACAGTAACAAAAGAGCTAGTTTTAAACAACGGAATCGAATACCGCTACCCTGCGTATTGTGAAATCCAAAGGCAAAAGCAAGGGGATTTTATTATCATTAAAACAACCAACAACGTAGCCGTTTTAGATAAAACAATTTACTCGGATTTACAAGACGAGGCAGGAACGGCTTACGCAAGTTTTGCAGCGTTAAAAACGGCTTTGGATTCTTACTTTGATTCTACGCTATAATGAGTAGGCGCAGAGTTATGATGTTGTTATTCGGTAGTGGTATACCGAATTTACTCGCAACTTTACAAGCGAGAGCAACATATTACGAAAACCAAACCTGTACCACAGCAATTTTAGATAAAATAGAAAAAATACAATAATATGGCAAATTTACTCGATAGAAGTAGTTTAGTGCTAACCCCGACGGCGTACAATAACGGCGAGGCACTATGTATAAAACCAGACGACGCAAGCGGAGATTTTCAATTTTCACGTAATAGCGCCGCCACGCGCGTAAATGCTCAAGGTCTTGTAGAAAACGTACAGATACTATCGAGTAATTTGGTGCAGAACGGAGACTTTTCAGAGGAGGGTGTAGAGGAGGTTTCTAACGGCAGTTTTTCTCAAGAGGGTAGCGAATTAATTACCAACGGAGATTTCAGTAGCGATACGGCTTGGGGTAAGGAAGTAGGGTGGTCAATTAGTGATGGAAGTTTAGTTGCCAATTCTGTTACAACTGGATTAGCTTTTCAATCAAACATTGTGGAAGCAAACAAATTTTATAAGGCTACCTATGACGTAGTGGTTACAAGCGGAAGTATTGGATTATATTTTGATGGCGGTACGGGTTATCAAGGAATAGCAACAACAACACAAACCGTTACTGTATTTTTTAAAGCAACAACAGCTTCTCCTTTATATTTTCGTTCAGATACAAGCAACTTTACTGGCTCAATAGACAACGTTTCAGTACGTGAGGTCGGTCAAGATTGGACATTTTCAAGCGGTGCAACTTTAACGGCTTTAGGTGCAAAAATAACACACACGCCAACGGCTGGCTCTATAGGACAATTATCTGTTTTAACAATAGGTAAGCAATATAAACTTACTTATGAAATTACTGAAAGCATTTCGGGGGGTTTAAAGCTTAATTCCGCTGTAAATAGTGCAATGGTTACAACGGTTGGAGTACACACAAAGTACTTTGAGGCAGATAATACAACGGCAGTATTTAGCAGAACAGACGCAAGTAACAACGACGTAACTATTACAAACATCTCGGTTAAAGAGGTGGGGCAAAATTGGGTATTAGATGCAAATTGGAGCATTGCAGAGGATAAAGCGGTAAGTGATGGAACTAATGGTTTTATAAGAACATCTACTAATGTGTTTGAAAGCGGTAAAACTTATAAAGTTGGAATAACTGTTTCTAATATGACAACGGGGCAAGTTACTTATCCTTACGATGGAGCGGGTTACACAAATATTACTACAAATGGAGATTTTAGTCAAATATATTATGCAGATGACACAAATAGATGTTGGATATATGGAAGAAATGGTTTTGACGGCTCAATAACAAACATTTCAGTAATCGAAATAACAGACGATACTAACCTACCGAGAATAAACTACGAGGGGTTTAGTTATCAAGATGCTTTAGGGAGTGAATTGATTACTAATGGTACGTTTGATACGGATAGCGACTGGTCTAAAGAAACGG